TAAATAAACTTGCGAAAGGAACTTGGTCGGTCTGAAACAGGGACAATGTAAAACCAAGACAACCAAATTGCATTAAAGCGGTAGGTTAAACCAGTATTGAGAGGCCACCGATTAACGAAATCCGAATAGGAGAGTAGTTAGTCGGTGGCTTTTTTTATTCCCAAAAAACTATCGAAAAAAATGAAAAAACTTTTTTGAAGGTGCAAAAACCTTGCCCCTTCGCCAGATAAAATACAGCCATCAAGAGCAAGGGAGGTGAGACAACGTGAGTTCTATGGAAAGAAGAATGGAAATTCTCGAAGTGTTGTGCCGGCGCAGATCTGACACGGTAGAGAATCTCGCAAACGAATTCGGCGTCAGCAAACGAACAATTAAATACGACATAGAGTATCTTTCGTTGTCTTACCCGGTATACACGGTTCAAGGGAATGGCGGTGGCATTTACATAACCGACGGATATCATCTCGGAATGAAATATTTTTCCGAAAAGCAAACCGCGCTCCTTGAAAAATTAACAGAAGGGCTCACGGGAGAAGAACTTGAAACGATGAAATGTATTCTCCAAACATATAGAGAGCCAAAGAGAGGTAGGTCATGAAAGTACATATACAACCATTCGTGCGAATGGTGAAGAAAGAATGCGGAAGTCTGTCGCTATTCTGTATCGAGTTCGGAATCAGCAAAGCGGAACTAACGGCAATATTGCTCGGCGGTCTTCCGTTCAATTACGAGCAAAGCGAACGAATGATAAACGCATTCGGCGCGGAGAAGATGGTCAAGGTTATCGACTGGGAGGGAATGAATGTACACTGTCCGCTCTAACGAAACGATACGCATCTATGATTCATTCGCATATCGCGGGAGCATTAAGGATATGCAGGACAGGTTCTACGATGCGGATGATAAGTGTTGGGTAGTCCCACTCACGAAAGAAAATGTGGCAACGCTCGGACTGCTCGGAGCAACGCTTGACGAAGAATTACAGGCTTTGACGGCAGATAGCACGGACACCAAAGGAAATGCCGAACCGACCATAAAACCGCCGATTAAGGGCAGTCTTTATAGCCACCAAGTAAAGGCATATAACTTCGCGCTAAAACAGTTTGACACGGGCAAGGCGGTAGCGTTCCTGATGGATATGGGAACAGGCAAGACAATCACGACTATTGCGCTAATAGGTGCATTAAACGGTCAAAAGCGTATCGGTAAAGTGCTTGTTGTGTCACCAAAGTCCATAGTCGGCGTGTGGGAAGAAGAGTTCCAAAAATTTGCGGATTATCGGTATGCGCTGACGATTTTAGACGGCTCGATCGCCAAGAAAAAAGCGGCTTTTGGATACATGAACGGCTCGGCATTGCAGGTCATAGTCGTGAACTACGAATCGGCTTGGCGGCTCGAAACGGAGATAGGAAAGTGGAATCCCGACATGATCGTGTGCGATGAATCGTCCAAGATTAAGAACCCGACCACGGCGCAGTCCAAGGCACTACATAAACTCGGCAAGAAGACAAAATTCAACGTCATACTCACGGGAACACCCGTCACGAACAATCCGCTGGACTTCTTCTCGCAGTATAAGTTCTTGAACGAAGAGATACTCGGACCATCCTACTACTTATTCCGCAATCGCTATGCCGTGATGGGCGGTTATCAAAACCACCAAATCGTAGGGTACAATCATCTCCCGGAACTCGTGGAAAAGGTACATAAGATAGCGTTCCGAATCAAGATACAGGACGCGGTCGACTTACCGCCATTCATAGACGAAGTGCGAACGATAAAACTCGAACCGAAAGCCGAGGCGGTGTATCGGATGATAGAAGAGGACTGCTATGCACAACTCTCCGCCGATATGGAAGTGACGGCAAGGAACATTCTGACGCAGCTTTTAAGACTGTCGCAATGTACGGGCGGGTTTATCCGTGACGATGCAACCGCCAAGCCGCAGACAGTAAGTACGGCAAAGATAGAGGCTCTCGAAGATATTATCGATAGTTGCGTGGAAGAAAACAAAAAGGTAGTCGTGTTCGCAAGGTTCGTCCCGGAAATTGAAGCCATAAAAGCAATGCTTGAAAAGAAAAAGTTGGGCTATAGGTTGATTTACGGCGCAACGAAGGATAGAGCGGAGCAAGTGAAAGACTTCCAAGAGAACCCGGATGTAAAAGTGTTCGTGGGACAACTTCAAACCACGGGAATGGGACTGACGCTGACGGCGGCAAGCGTGGCGGTGTTCTATTCGTTGGACTTCTCCTATGCGAACTACGAGCAGAGCCGAGCAAGAATCCACCGAATCGGGCAGAAAGAAAAGTGTCTATACATTCATCTCGTGGCGAAGAACACGGTGGATGAAAAGATAATGAACGCATTAAAGCACAAAGGCGATATTGCGAAACTGATGGTAGATAACTGGAGGACGTTACTGCATGGGAAAGTTTAAGGATTTGACGGGAAGACAGTTCGGAAGGCTTACGGCAATAGAGCCATTGCCACCGCACGGAAAGAACACGGCTTTGATGTGGGCGTGCAAGTGCGAGTGTGGTGGAACGGCGATAGTACGGGGAACGGACCTTGTCAACGGACACACGATGTCGTGCGGATGTTACCGCAAGATGCAAAAGGCGATGCCGAACGGAGAACTGCGACTGCATCGAATATGGGCGAATATGAAACAGCGATGCGCTAATCCGAAGAGCAAAGACTTCAAGTATTACGGCGCAAAGGGAGTGTGCGTGTGTGCCGAGTGGGAAGACTTTGAGACGTTCTTCTACTGGGCAATGTCGCACGGATACAAAGACGGTCTGACGATAGAGCGTATCGACAACGGCGGAGATTATTGCCCGAAAAACTGTAAATGGATACCTAAACACAGGCAGAACAGCAACACGAGCCGAACGAAACGGTATGTGATGTACGGAAAAGTGTTCACGCTTGCGGAAATTTGCAGGATATACGGGGTATCTCGCAGTACGGTTGCGTCTCGATTGAAGAAAGGTATTCCGCTTGAAAAAGCAATCAAACAAAACAGGAGGTATCAGATGAATACGAAACTACTGGAACTGTCCGACAGACTCAAAGAACTGCGGACGCAAAAGAGCGACCTTGAAAGAGAGGTCAAGGGCATCAATGAAGAGATTGACGGGGTAACAACCGAAATGATCGACTTGATGACCACGGAAGAGTTGACTTCGTTCAATCGTAACGGAACGACGTTCTCGCTCGTCACGCAAGAGTACCCGGCACCCGAACCCGAAAGGAAAGGCGAACTATGGGAAGTCATGAAGAAAAACGGCTTCGAAGATTTGTTCACTATCAACAGCCAAACCCTTTCGGCAACGGTCAAGGAACTTATTGCGGCGAATGAGGGCGTACTCCCGGAATGGTTGGACGGGCTCATAAAAATCGCGGAGAAGAACAGTATCCGCGTTGCCAAATCGAAAAAATATTAATTTAAGGAGACGAAACAACAATGGCAAACGAAATCGTAAAGAAAGAAAACACGGCACTTACCTTTGGAGCAAGCGCAGACCTTGGCGAGATCTTCGCAGAAGAGCTTGACGGACTGACTCCCTCGTTCGAGAGAATCAAAATCCCGGCAGGTGGCGGTCTTGCCTACGAAGTACCGGGTGACGATCCCGAAAGTCCCGACTCGGCAAAAGAGTTCAAAGCGGTGATTTTGTATCATCATCCCATCTCGTGCTACTACAAGGAAGAGTACACGGGCGGCAATAATCCGCCTGACTGTGGCTCGATGGACGGACGCATCGGTATCGAAGCGGAAAGCGGGGAAATTAGGCAGTGCGCCGACTGTGAATTCAATAAATTCGGCAGTGGCAAGAACGGGGCAAAAGCGTGCAAGCAGAAGAGAAGAATCTACCTTCTTCGTGAAGGCGAGGCTCTGCCGATTATTCTCTCGCTCCCGACGGGCAGTCTTGCCGAATTCAGTAAGTACGTAATGCGACTTCTTTCCAAAGGAAAGAAAACCGTGAGCGTGGTCACCAAGTTCACGCTGAAAAAGGCACAGAACAGCGGCGGTATCAACTACTCGCAGGCGGTGTTTGCACTCGACCGAAACTTGACCGAGAAAGAACTCAAAAACGTACTTCCTTTGGCAGAACAGGTCAAGGCAATGGCAACCAAGGTTACGGCGCTTGACGAAGAATAAAAACAAACGGGCAATGGGTAGCGGTAAAAGTCCGCCGCCCGGAAACCCAAAACGGAGGAACGATGACGGACATTTTCGAGAAGGTCAAAGACCAAGTTAAAATAGCCGATGCTGTCGAAGCATTCGGCATCAAATTGAATAGCAGAGATAAAGGTCTGTGTCCGTTTCATAGGGAAAAAACTCCGTCGTTTTCGATTGACCGCAAGAACAATATCTTCACTTGCTTTGGCTGCGGTGAAACGGGTGACGTCATAACCTTTGCGTCAAAGATGAAAGAAGTAGAGCCGTTAGAGGCGGCGAAACTTCTTGCCGAGATGTTCCATATCGACGTGGACGATTGCTCCAAGCGGACGAGCATCAAGGACTACCTGAAAGCGTGCATCAAAGACGCGGATAAGACCGACTATTTTCAAAAGCGCGGTCTGACCAAAGAAATGGTGAAGAAATATTGCCTTGGTTATGACGTAAAGCGAAACGCAATCGTGTTGCCGTACTCATCGGAACTACGATACTACCAAACTCGGAGCATATCCGACAAAAAGTTCTATAAACCGACAAACGAAGAAGCGGGTGCGGAGCCGCTGTTTAATCGCAAAGCGTTGTGGGGAACGAGCAAAGAGCCTGTCTTTATCGTGGAGAGTCCGCTCTGCGCCTTGTCTATTATGCAATGCGGCGGCATCTCGGTGTCGCTCTGCGGTGTCGGCGGGGCAAACAAACTCGTCAAAGAGGTAAAGGCGAAAAAGCCGAACGCTCCGCTTGTGCTGTGCTTGGATAATGACGAGCCGGGGTAAAAGGCGTCTGCATCACTTGAAAAAGAACTCCAAGCGGCGAAAGTCCCTTACATAGTATTCAACGTTGCGGGGAGCAAGAAGGACCCGAACGAACTGTTGATGTCGAACCCCGAAGAACTCAAAGCAGCGGTGGCGGCGGCAAAAAGAGAAGTTCGGAAAGTCTATAAACGCGGTGTGGCGAGCATAGCGGCAAGCGACCTACAAACGGCGAAAATTGATCCGCCAGAATGGTTAATCCCAGATGTGTTGCCGCAAGGCTTGGCGATATTGTGTGCTTCGTCCAAGGTTGGAAAGTCTTGGATGGCGATGCAGATGTGCTTGGCGATAAGCCGTGGAAAAGAGTTCTTGGACTATGCAAGCAATCAGGCAGGGTGTTTGTATCTCGCTCTCGAAGACGGTATTTTCCGTCTGAAAGACCGACTCAACAAAGTGCTTGACGGCGGGAAAGCACCGAGCAATTTCTACTTGTCCATCAAGGCGAACGGCTTGGACGGCGGTCTTATCAAGCAGTTGGACGAAGAGTTCGAAGAACACCCGGACATAAAACTGATTATCATCGACACCTTGCAAAAGGTCAGGGGTTCGGCAAAGAAAGACGAAATCGCCTACGCAACGGACTACCGAGAACTCGGAGCGTTGAAAGAGTATGCCGACAACAAGCGAATCTGCATTTTTCTCATTCACCATTTGCGAAAGATGGCGGACGAAAATGACGTATTCAATATGATTTCGGGTTCGAACGGCATCATGGGTGTATGCGACACGATATTCATCATCTACAAGAAAAAGCGGCAAGACGAAAACGCCGTGCTGTTTATGACTGGACGAGATATTCGGCAGCAAGACGTCGTGGTGCATTTCGATGAAACAAAGTATCGATGGGATATGGTCGGAACTGCGGAGGAAGAAGAGCGGAAACGCAAAAAGCGCGAGTACGAGAACAATCCTATCGTGAAAACTGTCAAAGACCTCTTAAAACAGTATCCGATGGGTTGGAAAGGCACTGCAACCGACCTTATCAAGGCTGTGTACGATGTGACGGGAAGTCCGTGCATTTACTCAACGGCGGCACTCGGCAAAGAGATAACGAGCATCGAAACGCAGCTCTACTATGACGGCATCGAACACTCGATGAAACGGAGCGGTTCGAGCAGAGTACATTATTTCGGTAAAAGACAGGCTTATAAACCGACATATCAACGGGCGATATTCGATGAATCGGAAGACTAATACGGCTAAACTGGTCGATTTCGACCTGATAAGAATGACGGGTAATGACGGCAAAGTGACGGCAAGTGACAGGAAAACAGTTCTCACACAACACTATCCGTCACTACTGTCACTCCGTCACAACCGTCACATCCGTCACAAAAACGAGATTTCTAATAGAGGGGTTACTGTCACACTGGTAAAGTGTCATTTAGTGACAGGTGTGACGGTTGTGACAGGTAGTTTTATATAGGAGCGAAAAAAGTGAAGGAAAGCGACCTGATAAAAGCGATAAGCAATTATTTGAAAACAGTTCCAAACTTGTTCTTTTGGAAGGAACACGGCGGGATGTACGGAACGGCGGGAATTCCAGATTTGATTGTCTGTTATAAGGGCAGATTTATAGGTCTCGAATGCAAGGTAGGTAAAAACACAGCAACGGCACTGCAACAGCAAACGATTCGGCAAATATTGAAAGCGGGCGGATATGCGGTAGTCGTAAAAAGCGTAGGCGAGGTAAAAGCGATAATTCAAGCGTTTGAAAAGGAGTAGTATGGCAGACATCAACAAAGTGGTGATAACGGAAGAGGCGGAATTCGATTACGAGGTAATACTCGGACTGCCGATGCCGAAAGCCGACATAAAAGAGGCTTGCGAAAATTACATAGAATCCAGATATGACGGCGGTCGCACACTTTGGGGATATAACTACAAGTGGAAGTACTATGACGAAACCGCCGATAAAATGCTTTTGCTGTTCTTTTATAAGGGGCAAAAGTTCGGAACGATGCAAATGTGGGACTTGTGCGGAGTTTGTTTCGAAGACGATTGGGACGAAAGTTTGGAAGACTGCGGGCAAATACGAAGTTGGCTGAAAAGCAAGATCGACCCCAAAGAAAACGGCGATTGGGTTTGGGACGAGCGGGTAAGAGAAGAAAAAAGACGAAAGGAAATGGAGGACTACTGCAATGACAACGACTGAAATCAAGGAATACTTGGAGAACTATACGGCCAAGAAAGCCATAGCGGAATACAAGAAAAAACAAGGCTTGACCGAAGATAGAACTCTTGTATGTATCACGGCGATTGAAGACTGCATTGCAGGACTTCCGAACGGACTGGACGAGATCATCCGCAAGTATTATCTGCAAAAGATGTCCTTGCGAGAGATGAGTAAGCGGTTCTTCTTGGGACGCGATGCAATCGCCAGAAGAAGAGATAAAGCGATAGCCATTATAAGCGACTGTTTAGCCGAGTTATAAAAAGCGACACGACCGAGCCAAAAACCGCCAAAACGCGACAAACGGCAGATATAATAAGAGTGTAGGCAGGAGATAAATATGCCAAGAAAACCAAAACGACCGTGTAGTTATCCCGGCTGTCCCAAGCTCGTGGACGGGCAATACTGTGAAGAACACAAGCGGCTCGTAGACAAGCAATACAACAAGTACGGACGAGATAACTTCACGAAGAACTTTTACAAGACACCCGAATGGTTGCACGCGAGAAAGCAGCAACTCAATCAGCACCCGTTTTGTGCGGAGTGTTTGAAAGCGGGTAAAAGAACGAGAGCGACAATGGTAGACCATATCGTTCCCATCAAGCAAGGCGGCGAGCGGTTCGCGCCGAGCAACTTGCAAAGCCTGTGTTGGTCGTGTCACTCACGCAAGAGCGCACAGGAAGGCTCAAGGTGGAAACCGAAGCCGAGAGAGTACGACTGACCGCCGAGGGAGGGGGAGGTCGAAAATCTGTCGATTTCCACCCTAAGAGCGGGGCCGCACTCTCGCGCGAGAAATCGCAATATCAAAAATCAAAGAGAAAATTCAATCCAGGGGGAAACCCCACTAAAGTGGGAGCGAGCGAAAAGCCCGCTTTTCTATTTCAAAGAAAATCAAAATAATCAATCAAATCAAAAAATCAAAAAGGGAGGAGGAGTATGCCGAGCGGAGGAAGAAGACCAGGTGCAGGACGGCCGAGAAAAGCCGCCGCCCAAAAGATACTGGACGGCAATCCCGGCAAGCGACCCATCGAGGTATTGAACTTCGATACGGGTGGGTTGGAACTGCCGAGCGACCCGCCGTCTTATCTTTCGGAAAAAGCAAAAGAGATATACCGCACGGTATATGCTTGGCTTAAAAGCATTGGCTGTACAAACGGCATACTGCCGTACAACCTGGAAGAGTATGCTTTCTGCAAAGCCAGATGGATAGAGTGCGAGGAAATGAACACCAAGCACGGTCTTCTCGTGAAAGACCCGAGCGGGAAGGCAATGCCGTCGCCGTTTGTCGCAATGGCGCAGCAGTACCTGAAACAAACAAACGAGGTATGGAGCAAAATATACCTGGTCGTTCGTGAAAGCAAACTTTCCAAGTGGGATGAGAATAACCCGAACGATGATATCATGGAAAAACTATTGGGAGGTAAGCCGTGATGGAATATACGCAAGAAAACCCGTTGCGACTTATAGAGTTGTTTGCGGGGATAGGTTCGCAAACACAAGCCCTGAAAAACATCGGTGTCCCGCACAAAGTTGTTGCGATCTCTGAGATAGACAAAAATGCCTTGACGAGTTATAAGGCTTTGCACGGAGAAACGCTGAACCTTGGAGACATTCGACAAATCGAAGAACTTCCCGAAGCTGATTTCTGGACATACTCATTCCCGTGCCAAGACATATCCGTTGCGGGACACGGCGCGGGCATTAAAGAGGGTACGCGAAGTGGATTGCTCCTGGAAGTTGAAAGACTTTTGAGGAAAGCAGCAGAACAAGGGACGTTGCCGAAATACCTGCTATTGGAAAACGTAAAGAATCTTGTGAGCAAGAAATTTAAAGCCGACTTTGACAGTTGGCTTTCTTTTTTGTCCTCACTCGGTTATACGAACTATTGGCAGGTACTCAACGCGAAAGATTACGGCATCCCGCAGCATAGAGAAAGGGTCTTTTGCGTGTCTGTGCGTGGTGAACACGACGAGTTCAAATTCCCTGAAAAGAGGGAACTGAAACTGCGGCTCAAGGATATGATCGATGAACACGTCGATGAGAGATACTATCTCAAAGAAAGCACAATTCGCAGTATTGTGACATCCAAGTTCAATTCCCGACGAGACTCGATCCGCCGCCCGAGCGATTATGCTTATTGTTTGAGGGCGCGAGACTGTTACGAACCGCAATGTGTTCAGGTCGGAGAAGTGGTCGGAGAGAAGTGGGATAAGATGCATGACATCAGCCGCAGGGTGTATGAACCCGAGGGTTTATCGCCGACAGTTCATTGCGCGGGTGGCGGGAACACTGAACTGAAAATAGCGGAAAACTTCAACGAATCCAAACATGAACCGATAATTGTGGCAATGCGCGGGCGAAATCCCGACAACCCCTCTGACAGAACGCCGGGAATTCCGCTCCAACAGCGATTTGAGGCAAATGAAAAAGGGCTTTGTAATGCGCTGACGAGCGTGCAGAAAGACAACCTTGTCATGGAGAGTGACTATGTTGCAAGGAAATATGGCGAATTTATTGACGAGAATGGATACATTCCCGAGATGTTCGTAGCTTATAACAAGCAAGAGGTGCATGATGTTGCCCCGACGCTGACTGGACAATGCTCCTGTTCCTCGGGCAGCTCTGCGGTACTGAAACTCGAAAATCCGATAAAGGTTAAAGTTGCAACCAAACAAGGATATGAGGAGGCGACAGCGGGCGACTATGTCAACATCACGTTCCCGAGTTCGAAAACAAAGCGCGGCAGAGTCGGCAAAGGGGTCGCGCAAACCCTGACCTGCGGGGACGGCAATGCGGTCATCACGGAGAATGTACGGATCCGCAAACTGACCCCGAGAGAGTGTCTGCGATTGATGGGTTGGAAGGATGACCAAATCGATAAAATCGCCGCCGCCCGGGTGAGTTCGACACAACAGTATCGGCAAGCGGGCAACGGCATCGTAGTGCAAGTCTTGGAGGCGATCTTCAAGGCTTTATTTTTTGGTGAAGCATGAAACTGATAAACGGCGATTGTATAGAGGAACTGCAACACATTCCCGACAACTACGTAGATATGGTGTTGAGTGATTTGCCATACGGAACAACCAGAAACGGTTGGGATAGGATAATCCGACTCGACAAATTATGGGAACAGTTGCGGCGCATTTGCAAAGACAATGCGGCGATTGTGCTGTTCGCGCAAGCACCGTTCGATAAGGAATTGGCGTTGAGTAATCTCAAAGAATTCCGCTACGAATGGGTATGGGTGAAACCTCAAGGAACAGGTCATCTGAATGCAAAAAAGATGCCATTGAAAAGGCACGAACTCATCCTGGTGTTTTATCGGAAACCGCCAAAATACCGCCCGCAATTTACTGTCGGAAAGCCATACGTTTGCCGCAGCGGAAGAGGAAGTAAAAACTACGATAGGCAGATATCGGTTCAAACGGTCAATGATGGATACAGATATCCTACGAGCGTACTTCAATTCAATACTGAAAAGGGATATCATCCCACGCAAAAGCCTGTTGCGCTCTGCGAGTATCTGATAAAGACGTATTCGGACGAGGGTGATGTAGTTCTCGATTGCTGTATGGGGAGCGGGACAACAGGGGTCGCTTGTGTAAATCTGAATCGTGATTTTATAGGGATCGAGAAAGAGGAGACCTATTATAGCATAGCAAAGAGCAGGATCATACGATGACAGGCAAACCAGACTACATCGCAAGCATAAGTTACGGCAAGGACAGCCTTGCCATGCTCGAAGTTATCAAACGGAACGGGTTGCCGTTGGACCGTATCATCACCGTTGATATTATGGCGACAGCGGATATACCCGCAGATCTCCCGCCGATGCTCGAATTTAAAGTGAAAGCGGATGCAATCATAAAGGAAAAATACGGGATTACGGTCGAACACATCACCGCCCCCAAGAGTTATGAAGAATACTTTTACTATACCTGTAACGGCAAGAAGAGCAGGAATGTGGGAAAGATATATGGCTTCCCATTGCAAAAAGGGAACTGGTGCAATTCAAGATTAAAGGTCGACGTGCTTGACCAAGCCCAAAGAGGCGCGATCACATATATCGGCATAGCGGCCGACGAACCAGCCCGCTTTCACAACATTTCTGAAACGAAAAGAGCGCCGCTTGTGGAGTATGGATGGACAGAGGCGATGTGCCGCAAATGGTGTGCGGAAAACGACTTATTGAGTCCGCTCTATACGACATCGTTGAGGGGCGGGTGTTGGTTTTGCCATAACCAGAGAATCAATCAACTTCGCCGATTGCGGAAGAATTACCCTGAATTGTGGGCATTGCTTTTGAAGTGGGATAAAGACAGCCCCGTAACATTCAAAGCAAACGGACAGACCATCCATGATTTTGACAGGCGTTTTCATATGGAAGAACAAGCGAAAGTGCCGATAGATAAAACCTTTAGGTGGGAAATGATATTGGAGGATAACATCATGACAAAAAGAATCTATACTGCGGAATCGGTAACGAGCGGACATCCCGATAAACTGGCAGACCTTATTGCGGACAGCATTCTGGACGAATGCCTGGAACAGGATCCCGACAGCCGTGTAGCGGTAGAGGTTATGCTGGCGCACAACAAATGCTTTGTCAGCGGAGAGATAACGACCAATGCAAAGGTTGACTACGAATATGTCGCAAAGACGGTCATTGCACAGGTGGGATACAATCCGAACAACCTGGAATTCGAAGTGCGGATTCACGAACAGAGCCCTGATATTGCAGGTGCAGTCAATCGTGCCGAACAGGGCGCGGGAGACCAAGGTATCGTGTACGGATATGCGACAGACGAGACGCTGAACTATATGCCGCTCCCGGCAGAACTTGCGCATCGTTTAACGTACAGACTGGAAGAATGCAGACGAAACGGTATCATAAAAGGGTTACTTCCTGACGGAAAAAGCCAAGTGACGGTGCAGTTCAACGGAGACAGATTCGATAAAATCCTGTCCGTGCTTGTATCCGCGCAGCACGAAGAATGGAAAGAACTCGGAGAACTTAAATCATTGTCATCCGGCATCCTGGGGTTGGTAAAAGCAGCGAATACATATGACGTAAAACGTGGGGTAAAGTTTTCTACCTACGCCGCAATGTGCATTCGAAACGAAATATTCATGTACTTGCGAAAGACAAACCGTTATTATACCAAAGAAGTGTCGTTAGAAGAACCTGTTTCGGTCGATGATAACGGTGCGACTCTGACGATAGCAGATACCTTGGAGGCAAACGAAAACCCGCAAGACGAGTGTCTTGCGGGTATTGTGATTGAAGAGTTTATGCGAGAATTGGAAAGCAGAGACAAGCAGATTCTGCGTATGCGTGCGAGCGGTTATAAACAAAAAGAGATTGCGTCTGCGACAGGATATTCGCAAGCGCATATAGCCAGGCGACTCAAAGGAATTAAAGCCAGGTGGAGACTGTGGGCTGTCAATTCTCCCGACCGAGAATGAACTCAATTGAACATTCAAAGTAATCCGCCATAACAATAAGGCTTTCTATCCCGGGAGAGAACTTTCCATTCTGCCAGTCATAGATAATACTTTCATCAATATGTGTGTCTTTGACCAACCTGTATCTGGACTTTTTATAAAAGTCCAATAAGAAAGAAAACCTTTCTTTAAAATCAGGAAGAGGAAGTGGATCAAAATGTTCTCCAGTATCGGAACGTCCCAAAAGAAAGTCAATTGAACAATGGAAATAGTCTGCAATTTTGAACAGCATTTCCAATCTTGGTTTGCGAATACCTGAAAGATAACGGGTAATAGTTGCAGATTTAACTCCAAGATTTTTTGCAAGTTGTGTAGGTTTAATATTAGCAATAGTGAGAAGCTCTGAAAGCCTTTCAACAAAATTCGACCAATTATACATAATTTCAACAAAACCTCCTAAAATATTATCTTGGTTTTTGGAAATAAAAAGTTGATATTTTCCATCAACCAAGATATAATAGTAGTACATAGTGAGCGCGCAACTATGACTATAATAAGGAGGTTTCTTATGACAAATAGAGAAACAATTGTACAAGAAAATTCGTACAATACTGAGTGGATGGAACAAGATGGAGAAATGCGGGCGAGTGTTATAAACTCGCGCGAATTGGCAGCGGGATTGTTATTCTTGCTGAAAGATTACTACATAGGATCGTTTGATATAGACGGAAATGAAATAGTAGTTGCATTCAACAATGGACAGAAGTTCAGTATTATCGTCAAACAATGCGCGTAAATTACAATATATAGTATTGGAAAAAATACAAAAGATAACCTCTGAAAATAAAAGAGTAAAAAGACCGCTGAGATTACTTGGCGGTCTTGGCTTTTTTAAGAGTTTTAACTGGACAAAAAGAGACAAGTACGGTATTGTTCTGGCTACAGGAGGTAGTTCAGAAATGAAAAAAGGAACGGTGGAGTTTCACAGCAAAGGTCCGACTGGTAATATCTATTATATCATTGGCGCGGCGCAAAGCATAATGCGGAAACAGAGGCGAATCGACGAATATAACAAGATGTGGGAATCTATTCAGGAGGCAAAAGAATATAAAGAGGCTTTGAAAATTATCGCAAAACATATAAATTTGGTTGATTTAGACGGGCTTTATAAGTTCTGAAAAAAAATAAAAAAAGTGTGTTTTTCGGCGCGTTTTCGCTGGGCTCTTTCGAATATTTACGGTATTGTTTGGTTGCAAAACGGGACAGGGAAACCCCCGCAAGCAAAGGAGACACGTAAACATGAAAGAACAAAAATTCGGAGTCGAAATCGAACTTACGGGCATCACCAGGGCGAAAGCCGCAGACATTATCGGAAAGTACTTCGGAACAACGAAAGAGCATGAAGGTGGTACATACGATACCTATGGGGTCAAAGACAGAGCGGGAAGAAAATGGAAGGTGATGCGCGATGCAAGCATCGACGCGAGAACAAAAGAAGGTGGGATAGCGAGCGAAGCCTACAAAACAGAGGTAGTAACACCTGTGTGCAAATACGAAGACATCGCCGATATCCAAGAGGTCCTGCGCCAACTCCGCCACAGCGGAGCGATAGCGAACGAAAGCTGCGGAATACACATTCATGTGGATGCGAGCAATCAAACGGCGCAAAGCCTCAGAAACCTGGTCAACATCATGGTGAGCAAAGAAGACCTGCTGTTCAAAGCCCTCGGGGTAACAGACAGCAGAGCAGGTAGATGGTGTAAAAAAGCAGAATCGAGGTTCGTAACGGATATTAACAGGTTCAAACCTAAGACGAGGGATGCGATAGAAAATCTATGGTACAACGAAAGGTCGAGGGGATATCACGGACATTACGACGATAGCAGATACCATGCACTCAACCTGCATAGTCTGTGGCAAGGCAAGGGAATCGAGTTCAGATGCTTCAATGGAACGACTCATGCGGGGAAATTAAAGACCTACATCCAAATCTGCCTGGCAATATGCAACCAAGCGATGACACAACGGGCAGCGAGCGCGAAGAAAACGGAGACCACAAATGAGAAGTACACCTTCAGAACCTGGCTCCTACGCATGGGAATGATAGGCGAAGAGTTCGACACGGCAAGAAAGTTCCTGCTCGAAAACTTAAGCGGAGACATCGCATTCAGAAACGGAAGACCGAACAGGGTAGCGGCATAAGCCGCCGCCCTGCGGGATAAACACATTCGGAGGATATTACAATGAAAACCAAGTTATATGTTGCATACGGTAGCAACTTAAACACGGCGCAGATGGCAAACAGATGCCCGACGGCGACTGTGTACGGAAAAGGATACATCGATGACTATGAACTCATCTTCAGACGAGTTGCAACCATCGATAAGAAAGCAAAATCGAGAGTACCTGTAGGCATATGGGAAATACATCCGAGAGACGAAATGGCACTCGATAGATATGAAGGATACCCGCATCTGTATCGGAAAGAAACGATAACGGTGAATATGGGCAAAGAGCAGGTTGAGGCAATGGTATATATCATGAACGAAACCCAGGGCAGATATGCCTTGCCGCATAAGACCTACTATGATACAATTGATGTCGGGTACAAAGATATAGGACTCGACATAAGATATCTCCAAAACGCAGTCGTGAGGACAGCGGAAAAGATGGAGGGAAAAGAATAAAACGAATTATACGTGTCTCGGGAGAGGAGGATGCTAAAGCGTTCTCCTCTCCGTCATTTTTAGGAAGGAGGGGAAATGCCATATAATGAACAGCTCGCAGAGCGAGCGGCGGCATTTATCCGCTCACTCAAGCATACAAAGGGGACGTGGCACGGAAAAAACTTTGAACTGTTGCCATGGCAAGATAAGATCGTGAGGGACGTTTTCGGCACAGTTAAGGAAAACGGATACAGACAATACAATACTGCTTATGTTGAAATCCCCAAAAAACAGGGCAAGTCGGAACTCGCCGCAGCCGTAGCCTTGTACTTATTGGCGGGCGATGGAGAATGGGGAGCAGAAGTGTACGGCTGTGCAGCCGACAGACAGCAAGCCTCGATCGTGTTCGATGTGGCTTGTCAGATGGTGGAGCAATGCCCTGCGCTGAAAAAGAGGATAAAGCCGATCATGTCTCAAAAGCGATTGGTCTATACGCCCCTAAACAGTTTTTATCAGGTGCTTTCGGCAGAGAGTTACACAAAGCATGGGCTGAATGTCCACGGCGTTGTGTTCGACGAATTGCACGCGCAACCAAATAGAGCATTGTATGATGTCATGACCCACGGCTCGGGTGATGCACGAAAACAGCCGCTTTTCTTTTTGATAACAACTGCGGGTACAGACCGCAACTCGATATGTTGGGAGGTACACCAGAAAGCAAAAGATTTGCTTGAAGACAGAAAAATTGATTCCTCGTTTTATCCCGTTATATACGGCGCGGATGACGAAGACGATTGGGGAGACGAGAGTACGTGGTATAAAGCGAATCCGTCGCTTGGTGTTACCGTGGACATAGATAAATTGAGGACAGCATATAACTCGGCAAAAGAGAATCCTGCCGAGGAAAATCTGTTTCGGCAGTTGCGACTTAACCAATGGGTGAAACAGTCTGTTCGGTGGATGTCGATGGATAAATGGGACGAATGCGACTTCACGGTTGATCCAGAAAAGCTGAAAGGAAGAGAATGCTACGGCGGGCTTGACCTGTCGTCAAGTACGGACATAACGGCATTTGTGTTGGTATTCCCGCCCTTGGATGAAAATGACAAGTATGTTGTTCTGCCGTTTTTTTGGATACCAGAGGACACAATAGAATTGCGAGTAAGACGCGACCATGTGCCATACGATGTGTGGCAAGCAAAAGGTGCTGTCTTATCCACCGAAGGAAACGTAATCCATTACGGATATATCGAAAACTTTATAGAGGAACTCGGAACGAAGTACAACATCAAAGAGATAGCCTTTGACCGATGGGGCGCGGTTCAGATGACCCAGAACCTCGAAGGAATGGGGTTCACGGTCGTGCCATTCGGACAAGGGTTCAAAGACATGAGCCCGCCTACCAAGGAACTCATGAAACTTGTTTTGGAAAAGCGGATTGCACACGGCGGGAATGTTCCACTCCGTTGGATGATGGACAATGTTTTTGTCAGAACAGATCCGGCGGGGAACATAAAAATGGATAAGGAAAAGTCCACAGAGCGAATCGACGGTGCGGTGGCATTGGTAATGGCATTGGACAGAGCAATTCGGAACAATGGAACGACCGAAAGTGTGTACAATGAAAGAGGGATTATTGTGATTTGAAAAAAATGGGTTGACAAATAGAAAATCTGTGATATAATATAACGATTTGGACAACCCAAATGGGCGGCTTGGGGAAATTTACAAAGGAGTGATAGATAGTATGCATGATTTTCGCTATGTATCCAAAAATGAGACGGCCCCAGTGAAAGCGGATTTGTTAGACATAATCCATGAGGTTCAGAATTATGTAAGAGATAAATTCACTTTCCAATATGAGTTTATTGGAAGTTCGGCACGTAATATGATTACGTGCGACATAAAATCAAATATAGGGTTTGATTTTGACGTAAATTTATATGTCAATGATGATAACGAGGAATATTCTGCAGAGGAAATTCGACGAACAATTAAAAAAGCGTTGGATGTAGTAGCAAAACAACACGGTTATGACTATGCTGAAGATTCGACCAGAGTATTGACGATAAAATTTAAAAACACGAGAAGAGCAAAGGTACTGCATAGTTGCGACTTCGCAATTGTTTACGATTGTGAGGATGGAAGACAACAGTACATACGTTTCAATAAAGATCGAAACAATTATACATGGGAATACCAGGGCAAGGGTTTTGATTTATTGCCAGAAAAAGTAGAATGGCTTCGAGAAAACGGTCTTTGGCAAGAGGTTCGTGACTACTATATAGAAAAAAAGAATCGAAACGCGAATCCAGAAAAACATTCTCGTTCCATTTATGCTGAAACAATAACAGAGATGTGTCAAAAGAATGGGTATTATGAATAAATTAAGAAACCGTACTCGAAAGGGTACGGTTTTTTCATGCAAAAAAACGGAGGGAAGGATGAATTTCGAAAAGATTTCTGTTGGGGAACTTAAATCGGCATCATATAATCCGAGAAAGGATTTGAAGCCGGGTGATGCCGAATACGAAAAATTGAAACGGAGCATCCAGGAGTTTGGATATGTTGAACCCGTAATATGGAACAAGCGAACGGGGACGGTTGTCGGCGGGCATCAGCGAATCAAGGTCATGAAAGACCTTGGCTATGAGGAAGTGGACTGTGTCGTTGTCGACCTGGATGAGCAGAAAGAAAAAGCGTTGAATATCGCACTAAACAAAATCAGCGGTGAATGGGACGAAGGACTTCTCGCCACCCTCCTCAAAGATTTGGATAATAACGGATACGACATAACCTTTACAGGTTTTGACCTTGCGGAAGCGCAGGAATTGTTTGGCAGCGGCTCGTTTGAGAATGTGCATGAGGACGAATTCGATGTGGAATCCGCCGCCGCCGAGATTGTCGAACCGAAAACACGACGTGGCGATCTTTGGTTGATCGGAAAACACAGATTGCTGTGCGGGGACTGTACATTGGACAACGATGTGGCGAAATTGATGGACGGCAGGGCGGCTGATGTTATGGTCACGGATCCGCCATACAATGTTGATTACGGTTCAGCTATCATCGGGAAGAATAAGTCCAAGACCAGAGCGGAAAGTTCCATCGCAAACGACAATATGAGTGATGATGACTTCTATCAGTTCCTTCTTGCGTTTTATAAAGCCGCATACGGTGTAATGAAAAAGGGCGCACCGTTATATGTCTTCCACAGTACCAAGGAAACGGTGAACTTCACCAGGGCTATGGAGGAGGCGGGGTTTAAGTATGCCCAGACTCTGGTGTGGTTGAAAAACCATTTCACGCTCGGGCGTCAGGATTACCAATGGATACACGAACCGATCCTGTACGGATGGAAGGAGGGCGCAGGGCATTATTTTATCGGAGACCGAAATCTGCCTACGGTTTTTGAGGAATTCAAGGAAAATCCGAACAAACTGAATAAGGCAGAGCTTGTGGAACTTCTGACGAAAATCCTTGATATTCCAACCACAGTAATAAAGGATAATAAACCCAGCCGAAGCGAGGATCATCCTACCATGAAACCTATCACCCTTTGCGCAAAACTCATTTATAACAGCAGTCACGAAGATGATACGGTGTTCGAGCCGTTTGGTGGCAGCGGGTCGACTCTCATAGCTGCAGAACAACTCAATCGGAGATGCTGTGCAATCGAACTTGAGCCGAAATATTGCGATGTTATCGTCCGAAGGTATAAGGAGTTATGCCCGGAAATCGAGGTGAAACACATCAGAGACGGGCAAGAGGTATTCGATTAAAACTTCAGAACATAGCAGTTTGTACTGGACTTTATCGCCCGAAAGTGATATGTTTTTCGAAAATACATGGAGGAAAGGGTGTGAAAAGTGTATTTGAAGCATTGTACGATGGGGATATAGGTGAGCGGAACAAGAAAAGGAATTTGCCTAAAGACGATCCTGAATTTGAAGCCTATGAAAAACTTGATGCAACACTGAACGAGGAACAGAAAAAACTTCTCGAAAAGTTTTTGGAAAAATATGCCGAGAACGAAAACAGGTTCAGACAGGAATCGTATGAAAGAGGGGTAAAGGTTGGTATAAAACTCGGGTACGAGACAGCGATGTACAATCCCGAAGACTAAAATATAGTGGTTAAAAATAATAAAAAAAGTGTGTTTTCGGGTCGTTTTCGCTGGGCTCTTTCGGTGGTTTACGGTATTGTATAGGTACAAAAACGAAAGGAGAAACACCATGGATAAACAATACTGCACAAGCAAACTCGCCACTCTCGTAAGAGACCATAACCACTATGTAAAAGTCAGATACACGGATGCGGTCAAAGACTACCGAAGAGCAATCGATAACCTCATCTATGTCGCAGCAAGCCTCGGCATCAAGATGAAATATGTGGTCGAAAAAGACGGCTGCATCACAATACTATAAGGAGGCGACGAGATGAGACAGGAAATCAGCAAAAAGACAATGAAAGCCCTGGAAAAAATCGCAATGGAAAAGAGTTCGGTCATAGAAAATCGTGGTGGACTGAAGAGGAAATGGAACGATGAAGAAGACTTTCCCGAAATTGCAATCTGGTCCATCGAGGAGATGCTTATAGCCGCATACAACCTCGGTAGGAAAGATGCGAAGGAGGGCAAGTAGCACGGCAAAAGACATTTTTATAATAGAATAAAAGATACGAAAAGGATAAGACCGCTCGGGAAAACCGAGCGGTTTTTTCATGAAAAACAGGAGGTCGCATGGGGTTATTTAAGCGGAGCAGGGACGGTCCAAAGGAGAAACGAGACCGTTCGGAGCAGATGAAAGAATTTATACGAGGTGTTGATGTCGACTACATCGGAAACAGCAACAGCGGTGTTCGGGTGGACGAGTTGAGGGCGATGCAGACAAGCGCGGTATATGCGTGTGTCAAAATACTTTCAGAAACGGTGGCGAGCCTGCCGCTTCATCTTTATAAAAAAGGGAAAGACGGGAAACACGAACTTGCAGAGCAACACCCTTTGAATGCTTGTCTTTATGAATTGCCGAACGAGGAGATGACCTCTTTCGAGTTCCGAGAAAGTATGATGTCCTCGCTGTTGTTATGGGGCAATGCGTATGCCCGAATCATCAGGCGACAGGGTCATGTTGCAGAACTATGGTATTTGAAACCGCACCTGATGACGGTAGAGCGGGATTCTTTGACCGACAAAATCAAGTATACCTATTCGGACGATGTAACGAATGAAACCTATGTATACAGATCTGACCAAGTATTTCATGTGAAGGGTTTATCTTTCGACGGGGTAAAGGGCATCAGTCCGATAGCCCAGGCGCGAGAAGCGATAGGGCTTTCTCTTGCTACGGAAGAATACGGCGCAAAGTTTTTCGGAAACGGAGCAAGACCGGGCGGTGTTCTCGAACATCCTGGTATCCTGAAAGACCCTGAAAAACTGCGTGAGTCATGGAACAAGGTCTACCAAGGAACGAGAAACAGCCACAAAGTGGCTGTCCTCGAAGAGGGAATGAAATACCACACGATTGGGATTGCACCCGAAGATGCGCAGTTCCTTGAAACCCGCAAATATCAACTGAACGAGATATGCCGTATCTTCCGTGTGCCGCCGCACCTTGTCGGGGACTTGGAAAGAGCGACATTCTCGAATATTGAACATCAATCAATAGAATTTGTGCAGCATACCATCCGCCCCTGGCTTGTGCGATGGGAGCAGGAAATAAGCCGTTCACTCTTGGATGAGAAGGAACGGCTTTTGTATTTTGCCAAGTTCAATGTAGACGGACTCCTGCGCGGTGATTACAAATCGCGCATGGAGGGCTATGCGATCGGTCGCCAGAACGGGTGGCTGTCAATCAACGATATTCGCCGCTTGGAGGATATGCCGTTCATAGCCAAGGAGCAAGGCGGGGACGATTATCTTGTCAATGGAAATATGAAGGCGGCGGGTGTGGCAACGCAACAAGAACAAAAAGGAGGTAGCGATGGAGAAGGAAAAGAAGGAGATGCGAATGCTCCCGATGAAGGAACTCCGAATAAGCGAAAACGACGGGGCGGCGGTGATTGAGGGACACGCCGCTGTGTTTGATTCGTGGTCGGAGACACTCGGCGGCATTTTCCCGTTTAAGGAAATCGTTCGCAAGGGCGCGTTTAACGAGAGTATCGGAAAAGACGATATTCGCGCGCTTTTCAATCACGACCCGAACTATGTCCTGGGACGAAACAGAGCAGGAACACTCGAACTCGTCGAGGATGAAGTCGGGCTTCGTGTGCGAATTTCTCCGCCCGATACGAGTTGGGCAAAGGATGTTCAAATAAGTATTCGGCGCGGTGATATAACGCAAATGTCAATCGGCTTTATGGTCGAGGACGAAGAATGGAGAACCGAGAACGGAATGGATGTGCGGGAACTTCGCAAGGTCAAACTGTTTGACGTGAGTCCTGTGACCTTTCCTGCGTACACTGCAACGGATGTCGGCGTGAGAGCAATGCAGGAATATGAAGGGTACAAGGCAGAACAACGCAGAGAGACCGAGGAAGCGGCTCAGGCTGCGGCACAAAAAGCCAAAGAGCAAGCGAAGCTCAAACGGCTCAAAACAAAATTTAAAAATCTTTGAGGAGGAACAATATGGATATTAAAAAGGTGTTGGAAATGAAAGCGAAGAGAGAGGATGCCAGGCTGAAAGCGATGGCTGTGCTGAACAAAGCCGAAGCCGAGGACCGTTTCCTCTCTGATGAAGAGCAGAAAGAGATTGACAAGTTCGAAGCGGAAATCCGTTCCTGGGATGAAAGCATCAACCGTGCAGAGAAAATGCTGTCGATGCAGCCCGAAGACAGGAATGTCGAAAAGCCTGAGGCGAAGCCGACACCCGACAAAGGTGACGAGAAACGCTTTGCATCGTTCGGCGAGCAGCTCATGGCTGTGTACAGGGCGGCGGCACCCGGCGGTCGCACGGATGAGAGACTGTCTACGAGAGCTGCACTCGGTGCGAACGAGACCACGCCGTCGGACGGCGGTTTTCTTGTTCAGCAGGACTTCGTGACGGAACTGCTCAAACGTACCTATGAAACGGGCATTCTTGCGAGCAAGGTAAAGAAAATCCCCATCAGTTCAAATGCAAACGGGCTGAAAATCAATGCAGTCGATGAGGAGTCGAGAGCGAACGGATCGCGCTGGGGCGGTATTCAGACCTACTGGGAGGGAGAAGCGGAAGAACTGACGGCAAGCAAGCCTAAGTTCCGCCAGATGGAACTGTCGCTCAAGAAGCTCACGGGGCTTTGTTATGCAACGGACGAACTTCTGCAGGATGCGGCGGCTCTTGAATCGGTCATTCGCCAGGCATTCGCAGAAGAATTCGGATTCAAGATCGACGATTCTATTCTGTTTGGCACGGGCGAGGGTGAGCCTCTCGGAATCCTGAACAGCGGTGCTATCGTGCAGGTCGCAAAGGAAAAGGACCAGACGAGTATCATCACGGTCAATAACCTCATCACCATGTGGAACAGACTGTGGGCGAGATCGAGGGCGAATGCTGTGTGGTACATCAACCAGGAACTCGAACCGTACCTGTACACGCTTACGGTCGGAGATAAACCGGTGTATATTCCTGCGGGCGGGCTGTCGCAGAAACCCTACGGCACTCTGTTCGGTCGTCCTGTTGTTCCTCTGGAACAGTGCAGTGCGGCGGGTGAAGTCGGAGATATTATTCTCGCAGATGTCGGTCAGTACCTGCTCATTGACAAGGGCGGTATGAAGGCGGCCAGTTCCATCCATGTCAGATTCCTGTATGACGAGAACGTCTTCCGCTTTATTTACCGCGTGGACGGCAAGCCCATTTGGAACAAACCGCTTGCACCTTATAAGGGCAGTGCAAGTGTGTCACCGTTTGTGACGCTCGCCAAGAGAAACGCATGACAAAAGGAGGGATGAGGGTATGCTTACATTGCAAGAAGCAAAAGAGTTTCTCCGAGTCGACGGCGATGACGAGGATGCCCTTATCTCGTCTTTAGTCGTTACGGCAAAAGATTTGACCGAAGACGTGATGCGCCGGAAATTGTCCGACTTTGAGGAAATGCCCGAACCTGTTCGCCAGGCGATGCTTATTCTTGTTGCAACCTTGTATGAGGAAAGACAAGTTTCAAAAGGTAAGACGGGAGTATCGGTAGCCGATACCCTCGATCTTGTACGGCGAATGCTGTTTGCATATCGCAAAGGAGCGTTCTGATGGATATCGGTCAATTGAATAGGCGAATAGAGGTTCTGAAGTATTTTGTCGAACGCGACGAATACGGCGGAGAGGACGGCAAGTGGCGACCTGTCGGGCGCATATGGGCAAAGATTGAACCAATAAGCGGGACAGAGTTTCTGACGGGACAGCAAGTGTCGGCAGAGACGGTAACAAAGATAACCGTTCGATTTTATGCAGGGTTAACGGTAATGCATAGACTTCGGTACGGGGATAAGGTTTATGAGATTATCGGTATAACGGATGTCGAGACGGCACATCGTTGGACGGTAATAAATTGCAAGGAGATGGTTGGCGATGGGTTACAGCGCAAAGCAGAGAAAAGTCAAAGTGGGCATCGAAGGTGCGAATGAGATTGTCAAAGACCTGAAGGCGATGAATGATGCGGCAGCGGCTGTACTCATGAGCGGAGCAAAGAAGGGCGGGAAAATTGCATTGGACGATGCCAGGCAAAAATGTCCTGTTGATACGGGTGCGCTGAAAGCCAGTTTGGAACTGACTGAAGACAAGTCAACAGCAACAAAGGCAACGGTAAAGGTAGACTACGACAAGTCAATCCGATATGGGACCTTTGTTGAACTTGGGGCAAGAGGGAGACCGGGGAATCCATTTCTTCGGAATGCGGTCGATAACAATATCGACAAAATAAACGACGCCATCGTGAAAGAGATTTCAAATGCGGTAGGGAGGAAACTTTGAAAGATATATGCCAGGCTCTGTATGAGTATTTAAGCGGAGAGAAAGAGATTGCTTCGCAGGTCGGAGCAAGAATATATCCAATTGTTCTTCCGCAGGATGCGCCGCTCCCGTCCATTGTCTATGCGCCCGTTCTTGCAAATTACGATTCGGCTCTACAGGGTGACACGGGATATGCAAGACAAACGATTCAAATTGTCTGCCATGCAAGAACATTCAAGTTGGCAAGGGAATTGTCACGAGATGTAAAGAAAAGTTTACAGGATTTCCACGGCGATATGTGCGGTTTACACATCCAAGCTGTGTTCATAAAATCAGATTACGAATACGATGCAAACACGTCCTTGAAATTTTCAATGGATGAGTATATGTCCAGCATCGAGTTTGAAATTCATTACAACGAAAAATAGGAGGAAAAAAATGGCGGTTGCAGGAAAAAACGGGAAAGTTGTCATCGGCAGCGGCGGTGAGCAGAAAGTGGTTGGGATTAAGTCTTGGTCTCTGGAACTGTCTCTTGAGACGTTGGAAACCACGGCTCTCGGCGACGATTGGAAGAATTATATCGCTGGACTGAAAGAGTGGACAGCATCGAGCGAAGGCGATTACGAAGTACCTGTCGACGAAGAAGGACAGGCAGCGTTGCAGGACGCGTTCCTGAATGGAACGACCGTGGTGGTCAAATTGTTTGTAGACGGTGTGAATTACTACCAAGGTGAGGCATACATCAACAGTCTGTCCATAGAAGACCCTGTGGATGATGTCGTGTCAATCAGCATTGAGTTCACGGGTTCGGGCGCGCTTACATTTGAAACTGGAGAACTGGGAGGTTAAAAATGAAAAAGGGAGTAACGATTCAGCTTGATAAACCGAGAACACTTCGTTACGGCATGAATGCTTTGGCGAAAATCGAGGATATCACGGGGAAGACCATCATGTCGCTCGATCTTAACTCGCTCGGCATCAAAGACTTGCTTGTCATCGTATATGCGGGTTTGTGCCATGAGGATAAAGACTTGACCATTGAACAGGTCGGGGATTTGTTGGATGAATATACGGACATTACGACCCTCGCAGAAAAGGTCGGAGAGTCTCTCACCGAGGCGTTCGGAAAACCCAAGACAACCGAAAAGGGGGAATAAAAGCCGTCGACTTTGACTTATCGGCTTTCTTGGAAAAGGCGGTGGTACAGTTCGGAATAGACCCGCTTGTTGCGGGTGAATATACGCCATACGAGCTTCTCCTTATAGGCAAACAAGTACAGGAAAAGTCCTACCGAGAGTTCGAAAATGCATTGACGGTCGCTTGGCATACGGAAGCCTTTGCCCGACAACGCAGACTCCCGAAATTGGAGAAAATACTCAAGGATGTCAGAAAACCTTCCAAGAAAACGAATAGTAGGAGTGATGCCATCCTAAAAGCAATGGCGGCGGCAAAAGGTGTAAAAATTAGATAGAAGGGAGGGAAAAGCATGGCGATTATAAGAAACCTTGTGGTAAAAATTGCGGCAGACATTTCTTCCCTTTCCAAAGGATTGCAAACAGCACAAAATCAAATCAAAAAAGCGGCATCGACATTGACAAGTGCGGGAACGAAGTTGACAGCGGGAATTACAGCACCTCTCGTTGCCTTAGGC